TCACGATTAAAATTGCTCCTAAGAGCGCCCTAAAGACGCGCCCACCGTCGCGCATTATGTTGTGCACCTGGCCCTGTTCTATGTAGATACTACCTACACCGTCCATGATAATCCAAACTCCTAGACCTACTAATAGCGCCCAGCCCCAGGTTCCGAGGCCTAAGAACGCCATGCACATTAGCGTTACGCCGATGTACGACCGTATGATGCGACCGCCATCGAAAACCCAACCGTGAGCTCCTTTCGCTGCGATGCTAACTATCCCATCTAAGAAAAGGATGAGCCCTATTAATGCTGCTAACCAGATCATTTTTTACTCCCAACACATCGGATAGTACCAGTACCACTCCACTAATGAAGGGTCTACAGGGTCACGACGACCAGCTGGAATGGGCCATTCTTTCTTTTCTTTTTGTTCTGTGTTAGTCATTTTTCAGCCTCTTTTTCTATAAGTTCTGAGTCTACGCATTGATAACAATAGTGAATATTTTTACTCCATGGTGGGAGCCACAACTCTCCTTTAAATGGGTGGAAATAGTCACCGCGACAAACATCATAGCCAAAACGACAGGATTTCAATGGCTTATGATACTTACTCCACAATGGTATTTCTGTATTGGTACGATTACATCTACACTTCATTTTTCAGCCTTTTTACATTTGTTCCATTCTTTTAAAACAGTGTTATTCTCATTCTCTGATATTGGAATAGGCACGACGCTTTGGCAATAGGGACAGAGCACATACGTCTTCTCTCCGTCAAATGTCAAGTAGTGTTTTGGTATTATTGGCTTCCTGCATTTCGGATTTTGGCAGCGAGTAGGGAGGTTCACCTTAGCTTATCTCTCTAAGGATTTCGTCAAGCAATTTATGCCGTTTATCGAGCTCGCAATAACTGCACCATAATATCCCATCAACATAAACAGCATGCCCAGAAACGTGCTCGCCGCATTTATTACAGCGCCCAAATGTTAGTTCAGACATCTTTTACTCCTTTTTGTTTACACCGTATCCATTCGTGCTCAGGACAGTACTTGCGTTGCCTCCAGCCTTTAACCCGAACATAAAACTTGCCTTCCCATCGTCCTTTTTCGACTTTTATTGGTGTGCTGCATCCTGGATAAGCGCATTTTTTAATGATAATATGGCGCTTGTCGACAGTCATTGGCATTTATTCTTCCCTACTAGACGTCATCATTATCCCCATGAATTCAGCTTCAGTTTGTATTCCTTTTCGAGCATTGCATTCTCGACATGCGAGCGCTACATTCGTTATATCATTAGAGCCGCCGCGTGATATAGGGATCTTGTGTTCTATTTCAAAATAATATTCGAGAGTACCGTTAATAAAAAATGATGCCCCACAATAATAGCAGCGGTGATTTTGTTGATCGGCTAAAGCTAAGACGTCTTTTTGTTTAACCACACCTTCATTCTGACGCGCTTTTACTCTTCGTCGGTGCGTGGCAATCTTCTTAATTGCTGCATATTTAATATGGTTCTTCTTTTTACTCTCTATCGCAGATAAATTATCTGCTTTTCTTTGGCAGTCGCTACAACGCTTTTTTAGCGGGCTTCGTGCCATTAATATTATTCCACAATCAATGCATTTAATCTCTTTATGAAATGGTCCTTTGTAGTTGTATGTCCTTATATGAAAATTCCAAGCTTTTTCTGCAGATATAGCAGTTGAACATGAATGACAATATCTTCTATTCTTACCAGGTCCTGATAAAAGCATTATAGTACCACATTTTACGCACGGCTTAATCCTCGGTAAGCGAGGTTTATAATAATATTTTGAACCCCCTTCGCGTTCTCTTTTTGCTCGCATTAATTCTGCATTGACTTTCTTCCTACACTCATCGCAATATTTTCTGAGCTTTGAGCGCCAATACAAGTCATAACCTTGCCGCAGTGCTCACATGTTTTTATTAGCGGTTCCATCTATTCTTCCTCTGGTAGCGCCATGCTTGCCTCACCTAGTGCTGATTCTTCCTCTTCTGGTGATAGTTCGCTTTCTTCTTCTGAGGGCCCCGTCGAATATTCTAAGACGCACATACAATTAATGGTTTCAGAAGCTGGGCCGCTTGGATCACCAGGATATGCCAAATCGCCGTCTTCAAGTTCAAAAACGTCATCTATTGCGATTTCTGTGCCTTCAATTTCCTCGTGGCTAGGGCGTGGGTTTCCAGATGTAGTCCACCAAATTTTTGTTGCTCCGTCTGGAAGCAAGTCTTTAGCAGTTTCATTGCTCGCGTAAGAATATGCCCCGTGCGTCTCAGTAGTCGCAATTGTACGCGCCCTACTATCTGATACATTATCAAAATCATCTACTAGATCATCGGCTATCTCAGCCTGCGTCTTGCCTTCACTTACACCGCTTCTTAATGTATTCGCAAGCCACTCCTGATCTGTATCTATTATTCCATCTATCTTAGTTCCCGCGTGCTGATCCATCCATTCATCTGCATAATCTTGATAATCCTTCTGAATTATTTCTTCTCCCTTTTTAACTGGATTATGATGTTCCTTCACAAAGTCCTCAGCTTCCTCAGCGGAGTTTAACCATACCTGCTTCAAAGGTTTAAGCCACGTTGGTTTTATCTCCCTTTTAAAGAAGTTAGGTAAGCCATCAATTGCTGCTTTTATAGACGTTGAATTGCGGACGTATGCAAGAACAACGGGCTTCTCCTTTAAGTAGACCCGCCGGATGATATGGTAATTCTGACCACCTTTAAAGTTGCCTTTAGCATCATCGCGTCCGACGATGCGCTGCATTATAAGTTTATGACGGTGGATCAAGTTTGTTTTACTTGCCATTTGCTCTTAGTTTATGTTTTGAGGCATGTTCTGAGGCACGTTCTAAAACAAAGGTAAGTCTTTGAATCGTTTCTTCTTTGAGATTGCTCCTCTGTTCGTAATAATCCCACCACTCTTTTGCTGTGTTTACCTCGATTTGCAACTGTTCAATCTGCTTTCTCAACCTAGCGATCTCTTCTCTTTGGTTTCTAGTTAGTATCACAAGAGTTTTTGCTCTAGCTTTAGGAGCACATTCTTGATGAAAACGCGCATTAGATATCCTTGCCTTGCCTGGTTTTTTACAATATTCACAAACAAATTTGTGTAGAGGGGTATTCGCTCGGCGTCGCCGATTGTATTCTCGCTGAGTCTCCTTATATGTTGGATCATCTTTTCGTTTTTTATCCCATACAACTTTACCTAAGAGTCTAACACAACTTTGACATAGAGATTGTTTATCCTCATTAAGAACAGCTTTAAAGTTGGTTCCACACCTTATGCAAATTCGGTCGTACGTTCGCTTCGGTCCGCTTATGTTGATTTGCAAACGACCGAGACTATAATGCTCTCTAGTACAAAAAAAATGTTTGCTTCTTTTTAGTTTACTCGGCTTACGTTCTAGTTCTTTTCCACACCAGTCACACTTAATTATAATCCCCTTTCTACGTGCGGTTATCCTACACTGGGGGCTACAATAGTGGTGTTTTGCTTTCTTTAACTCCCACGACTGCCGTTCTATTTCTTTTCCACATTCTTCACATTTAAAGATCATCTGCGCCTCCAAAAAGAAAAAGCCGCATAAAGCGGCTTATCGCTCACATCCTTTTGTAAACCAACCATACTCAGGTCTCCAACAATCTTGGCGTTCCTGTATTGGCTCAATTGCTAAAGGAGGTTCTTTTTGATCGCCTACTGCCTTTGCTTGTACGAACCTGCTCTCGTCAAATACGTCCTTTAAGTGCTCAGTAAATCCTTCTATTCCCTCCTCATCTGGTGTTAATTTGCCAGAACTATAGATTTTTATATATTGGGTGGGGAGCTTGTCGCCCTTCCCGCGCATCCATTCCCGATATATACGCACTTCTGCCACATCAAGAATGCCTGGCTGCATGTGATAATGGCGCATTTCTTGCTGGTGCTGCTCGGTTATTGCTTTCTTAACGCTTTCGTCGTCGAGAAACAACATGTTAGAAAGCGGCGTGTTCTTCATGCTCACTGCATATTCCGTGTCTGGATGAAAGCGTTTTGCTCCCTCCTTTTTATTGAGCACGTCGCCTAGGTCTGGCATCTTTCCTCTCACCACTATATTGTGAATGGTCAGGTCGTCGCAATGGCTCTGTCTGATATAATCGATTGTTTCGTTCACTGGGAACTCAGCTCTCTCTTTACTTCGTCTAACGTCGTAGGTTACCCCAACGTCTTCGACGCACTTCACTTTATGTCGTAGGAATTGAGGGAGGTCTGATTCTATCGGTTCGTTGTTCTTTAGCCAACCGCGCGATGCCATCAAGCGCAGTATCTTTTCTTGTTTCACCATCGGAATGATGCGGGTGAAGCAATTCGACGCAATGAACGACTCGGTTTTGATCTTCTTGTACAAAAGATTCGCATCGGTCGTCGTTGCGACGCTTCGTTCGTCTATTTCATTCATTGGTTTTTCAACTCTTTTTTTAAGTTAGGGGCTAACAGCCACATGACTACTAGCCTTTCCTACTTCATTTCAGCACTCCAAATACAATAACCACAGCCAGCACCCAGGGCACGATACAAAAAGCAACGGTCATCGCATGATCTTTTTTAGCATTCCGGTGTCGAAGGCAGTAGGAGCGGTAGCCCATTGGGATTAATCTGTTTATTCTAATATCCCTAATCTCTTCACGATAGCGTTCGATTCTTTTTTCTATTCTTTCAATCTTTTTAGTCCTTTCCATTTAACCCCTCCTTATCTGAAATGTTCTGCAGTCTCATCATAACGCCCCACCCTCTGCTCAGCTTTTTCGGATCACCGGCATAGGACGGGCATGCCTCGGTAAATGCGCTTATTGTTTCGCCTGTGTCCCTGCAGCGGATGTGTAGGTCTCTCAACGTATATGCCCGCCTGCAGGTGTGGCAGCGTTTTATTTTGGCCATTTCTTGCATAAGAGTTACACAGTACAAGCGTTAGGTCTAAGCTTATTAGCTCCTCGTGCTCGGTAGGAAGGTTAAACCCTCGTGCTTTGCAGTAGTACGCATTATGTCGTATGACTGCGTTCGAGCAGCTGTTACACGGCGAAGGAAGCTTCATTTTTCACCCTCTTTTATATTCGTATCCTGGTGCATCCATGCCTCTCTACAGGCTGAATGGATAGTGTACGGCATGGCATCCCTTACCCCACTATAATGTGGTTCGCGTGATTTTATCTCCCTGCCGCATTGTTCGCACAGCATGTTTTACCTCTTAAGATGGTACATAATCCGCCTACCGTCAGTTGTTGAGAGCCACATACCTACCTTTCCATCCTGGCGTAGTTGCAGTAAATACCTACATGTCGTAGGCTGCGAGGTCTTTGTTGCTTTTGCTAGTTCCCGGGAAGTACAGGGGCCTATTTGTGCCATTGCTGTAAGATAAAGACTCTCAGAATAGAGCTTCATTCTTCAACCGTAGCCAACATCATACTGTAATGGTTTTTGATCGCTTTCTTTCATCTCATGGAGTTTCATTTGAATCCTCAGAGCAAGTTCAAGCCGCTGTAAATACTCATGATAATCATCGCGCATTTTAGTAACTTCTGGATCGCTGTCAGGTATGCCTCTTCTTTGTAAGATATTCAACAATGTAGCAAGCCCTGTGACTATTGATTCGCACGACATTACCATAAAGGCCGCGATATCTGCTCCGTTGAGTGTGATCTCAATCTCTTTAAGTTCTAGTTCCTCAACCATTTGATAGGCCTCATTTATTTGGTGATCTTAGATAGTTCGCTCTACAAGCGAGGTGCAACTGGTACTGCTCACCGTCTCGCATCCCAATAAGAATAGACTCGCGTTCCTTTATCTCCCTGCCGCAGTAGGTGCAATTTTCGGTCATTTTTCACTCTTCACGCGTACCAAAAGTCCCCCTCATATTTTCTAATAAGTTTCATTCCTTCCGTGTACCCTGCTTCTTCTAGCACATCAAAACATAAATCATCTATCTTACTGTGAGCTTCTTCGTTATCAAAGATTCCAAGTTCCCCATTATAACTTAGGGCTTCCTTAACTTTCTTTTCAAATTCTTCTGGTGTCATTTTTCAATCTCCCATAAAATGTGCATATTCTTAGGCATGCCAAATAGCAGCCACATCATGGTCCGGTAGTGCTTTTTTAAGGTGGTCATTTTTCATTCCCGATTAGCTGCCCAAGCGCAGTAATATCTTTTATTTCTGTATTTGGGATGGTTAACCAACTGTTGTCACATGAGGGGCATGCAGTAACCACCAACCCTTCCTTGTCAAATAAACATTCTGGTATAATCTCAAGTTGTTCTTTCTCGCAAAACGGACACGTTATAAATACAGATGTTGGTTCTGCTTTAGATTTTGGTTTTGGTGATGCTTTAACCATTTTTCAGCCACCTGATTTAAACTGCGTAGTGCTCGGAAGAAACTGGACAATACGAGGCCACTCGTCTCCCCGCTGGTTCTTTACGTTCTTCACCATCACTCTCACATGCTGGCCCAGGAGGTCATCAGTAGTCAGCGACTCAGGATACCCACCTAGTGTAACGCTAACTAAATCGCGCAGTATTGAGCCTTCATTATAGTTTAGTGACATGCGCCTGGTTATCTCACCAAAAGAGGTTTCAAAAGAGATGTATAAGAACATCCGAACTCCCGGGCTGCCGTCAGGTGTTTTATTATAATAGTCTGGATCTTCTGACGTCCATGTTTTCCTTATTACAGCTTCGTAAACGTCTTCTTTTACTGCACTAATATGCTTCTTGCGGACTATCTCTATTGTTTCATGCTTTGGGCCGCGTTCTTCCTGCGGCGCTTGAGACGGGCGTTCCGTATTTGTGTAGTTGGTGTGAGCTGGATAAGATGAGTCATTTGAGACTGCTTTATATGGCTTATTATCTACCCTTTCTGCTTTAACTTCCAAGGGGGTCATATAGCGCGGTTCTTTCTTAGATTTGGTTATCTTAAATGTCTTCGCTGCTTCATCCTCTTCAGACTCGCTGGGGATAAATTCTTCTTCTTTTCTGACCTGTTCAGCTTTCCATTCTTCTTCTGTTTTTAGTTCTTTCATTTTTTTGCCTTTTTAGCTTATAGCGGTTATACGGCCAGCGGATAGATTCAAAAAACCCGAGGTGACAAATGGCCGAGGACATTGAGGTGCTGATGCCCTAAGTAGATCCGTCCGCTGGTTTCCGTACCGTTTCATTCTTTACCTTCTAATACCACTTTTTTTAAGATCTCTTCAACCATCGCCGATACTGGCAGCATTTCATCGTGCGCCATTTTCTCAACTGTTTCGCGTATATCAGGTCCGAGCCAGATGTAGAGCTTTCTGTATCCTTCCTCTGCTCTTCTCCTTTCCCATAACATCTTTTTACTTTGATATTTTACCATCTTACTAGTTTCAGATTTTAATGTTGAGTCTTAGTTTATAGACTTCCTCAGCTAACGCGCAGAGGGCCTCTGCGAGCAGGAGCACGTCGCGACTGTACAATTCTTTACATTCATCTTCTTGTATTTCGCTCAGTCTGTGGTCAAGTTCCAGGAATCCCAACGTTATCACTCCTTATTACAACTTTACGTTCAAGCGTCGCGCAAGCAAGTCAAAGCCCTTAAAGATCAAGAGCCCTTCAGCTAGGACGCCAACGCCTATGCACAATTCTATTATTATTATTTCAATTATCATTATTCCTCCTTTCCTAGATTATCTGCTTCCATTTGGGGCGAGCTGCTATTTTAGCACGCCAAATTCTTGCGTCTTCAACTACGTCAGGATTATAGCTTACCCACCTACATAAGTGACCGAAAGACCAATGATGCGTACGGCAAAGCGTTATCAGGTTATCCTCATCCAGTTCCTTTTCCGGATACCACTGGAACGGCAACACATGATGAACAGCGCTGTTATTGCTACGAGCTATAGCGCCACATACTGCACAAGCTGGATGTTTTTTCCTGAACCGCCTGCTTACTCTGGGCCAATTGGGATGCCTAGCGTATGTAGAGAGAAAAAGCCTATCTCTGCGTATATCACGTAACGTAACACTTGCGCTCATACCACACTTTCTCTGTTCTGACGTATCCTTCCTTTTCTAATGTTCTGATCCGATGATACAGCATAGGTTGTTTTAATCCTCCAAACCGACCAAGCACAAGACACATCCAAACCATTTTTACATTACTACCTGGTCGGTCGCGGAGGCAGTCAAGTATTCCCTGATCCAGCAGATCAAGTTCGCTGCTAGAGTCGGTTCGCCATTCACGGTACTTGGATGTCTGTCTCTTGAGCAATATGCGCCTCCTCGTTAACCTGGATTAATCCTTCAGTATGCCGTTTTTCTTGGACTGATCTC